TGCTTTTGCAGCTTCAGTTCCAATTCTTTTATCAGGACGATAAACCCTTTGAGTAGACACATCGGTTCCTCTAGATAAAGCATCACCGATTCCTTTCCACTGTTCAGATTCGTACTCTTTAGCACGTTGTCCATGCTTTTCCATCTTTGAATACATCTTTTCAGCATCCATTTCGTGCCTTTTAGCAACACCTTCTTTTCCAGCTTCTCTAGCTTCTTTAGCTTTGGCAGTATATTCGTCACCTTTGGCCTTATAAACTCTGGAATCAGCGGCATGCTGGGAAGCTTTTTCATCAAGTTTATTCAAATCCTTAGCGTAACGTTTTCGACCTTTTTCTGTCAAAGTACCATCTGGATTTTGATAACGACGAATACCCCAGTGCATGCCCTTTATACCATGATGATATAACTCATGCATTTCTCTGTAATCCATATAAACCTCCTTAACTAACTGATGTTATTTCAAGCCACGCATCATTAACAAGTTTGTCAAAGATTGGTTTTAAAGCTGGATTTATGTAATTGACACCTTCAACCCATCCTCCGTTACCTGTAGCATGGCCATACTGAAGTATTATAGCAATATTGCACCACTCATCAACTATATTGGAGTTTGTAAAGCTTAACTTAATAGTTCCAGCCTTCTTATCTTCTTCGATTTCATAATTCCAACTAGCCGCTGTCAAACCAGTATCTTTAGGAGTATACTCCATAAGACGAAGAACACCTTCGTGTCCGTATTTATTAAGAAGATTCATGTAATCTTTTCTGAGAATATGATTTAGAAACTTCGTTGTCTTAGAAAAGTTACCAGTATGTTTGAAATATTTAGACATTATCTAGGTCTAGGAACCCCATCAGCCATACGATAAGTAGGCTGAGGCTTCGTGAGCTCATTCATAATTGCCTGGAAAAGCATGGAACTCGGAGATCCGGGAGTTATACGATTAATTTCCTGAGCGACTTCTCTAGCCTGCTCCAAATTGCCATTCTGTGCCTGCTGAATCACAATTCTGGAAAGTTGATCGATTTTTTGATGCTTTTCAGGAGGACAACTTTTCCTATAACTTTTTAAAAGACTCGACAATCTAACGATGTTTACACCGTTATTCGTCCCGGCATGCATCAGATAGTTATTATAAGCTTCTGAAAACTCTCTGAAGTCCATTATTACTACCTCCTATCTTCTTTTTAAATTTGCATACGGTGTATTCTGTCGGTTAGAATCCGGAGCTTTTTTCCAGTTGAGACTATTGATAAGCCTTTTCTTCGTTTCAAAGTTATACCCTCCATTGAGAATCTCAATGGCTTCACGCATTGTGTCATCCATCGGATACTGACCGGAAAGGATCCAATTTCTTGTGGACGGCTCATCGATGATTTTTGCCAGCTCAGCATAGTCCCTATTCTTATTGAAAGCTTTCTGCTGTCTTCCGTGTTCTCTTCTTCTTCGCTCTTCAGCAAGATCACTCAAACTATGCATCAGATAGTTATTATAAGCTTCTGAAAACTCTCTAAAATCCATTATTACTACCTCCTACTTCCATTTTGATGTTAATCAAATGAATCTTTGTTTACTTTGTAAGCAACCCAAGCATCCAAAAGTGCCGCCACGTTATCAATCTTTTCCTCGTAGCGCTTCTTAAGTAACTTGCGGTTACCATTTGTGTCTTCGATTGTTACTGCGTTTCCCATGGCAAATTGCATAAGAAGTTGATCAAAAATTAGCTTTCTATCTTCGGCCAAATCTTTCAATTCACCTAGCGGTACAGATTCTGTTTTTACTCCTTGCGGAACTTTCTCTATACCAAACTCTCCATTTTCGAGAGCCCATCTTTGAACGAATGCTTTAGCATTATAAGGGTCATATCCAAGACAATTTACGCTGTATTCATTGTCTTCAATGTATTTATCCAAATCATCATACACGTCCATCATATCAAGAACAGTCCCATCCAACACTACAAGACTTCCCTCGTTCATAAACTCATCATACTTTTCTCTAGCAGCTCTAGGAAGATTGTGAAGTGTTCTCGAAGTTATGTAACTACGAGTTTTTACTCCAAAATCATCTCCGCCCAATGGGAACAGAAATGTAAATGCACAAAAGTCATCACCTTGTGACATATCTGCCCCTAATGAGCATTCCATCTGCCAGAAATCATGATGCCTATGCGGTTTGGTCTCCTCGTATGTAAAGAAGTACGTATACCCTTCCATAGGAATACCAAATCTTTTAGCCAAAATATCATTCCTAGTAGCCGGAGCATTTTCGGCTCTTTCTACATCAAGTTCATAAGTCTCATAACTTACTGTTAAACCAAGATTTGGATTGGCTTTTAGCCACATCTCTCTATCGGCGACTTCTTTAACATCATCGAGTCTATAATACCATATAGATATGTGTGGGGCTTTGTACTTACCCTTTAAAATATCCAGTAACTCCATTTTAATTGTATCACCGGCACCATTTCTAACAGTACCTTCCGAAGAAGCAGCCACTATCAAATAGTCAGGTAATTTAGAAGATCCCTGCTCGATAGCGCCTATAACATCTTCTCGAATATCTCCAGATAACCACTCATCTACAGTAGCGACTTTGGTTCTTAAAGACTGTAGTTTGTCAATGGTCATTGGTAATACTCTTAAAAGAGAGTTGGTAATGGTGTTTTCAATACCTTTCTTAGATGAGAACAACTTCTTACGTAAATCTCTATTGCCAGTAGTATTTTGAAGACTACCTTCTGTCATCATCTTGAACACAGGTCCACGAGCACGAGCTATAGCTGTTCTAAGCGGACCTAAAACCTCATCAGATTGTCTCATTGTCGGAGAAGTTGTGATTTGATCTGTTGTTTCAGGATCTACGACCAGATGATAACCCTGGATACATTCCAGATACATGGTCTTTGCTGCTCCTCTGGCTATAATGAGATACTGTTTCTTAGTTAAGCGTTGTTTAACACGCTTAGTCATATACCTTCCTGGTTTTCCTTCTTTGCCTGGTACGAATACTGTACGGTCAACAAAGTAGTACCAACCATAAAGTTCTTCAGCCCACAATTTAAACGAATCCAATAATTCCATTGGAGAACCATCGGTTAAAGTAAGTTCAGAATTGCAGAAATCGACGAACCCATCTATTGCTTTGTCATCATACCAGTAATGAGGATCATCTATTAAATCATCGATTCTTCTCATTTCCATAGCTATGTATTCGTTAATAGGGATTTCTCCGTCCAGAACCTTTTCCCTAAATTCTCCGTAGTATCTTGGAGTCGCTGTATTTGATAACATGTCTTACTCCTTATCTATACTTTGGTGCCTTCTTCATCTTTGCTAATCTTTTGGCATTGATAGCTGCATTTTCTGCTGCTATATCCTTTTTACTCATCTTTTCAGGATTATTTTTGGCATTACATACCCTTATAAGCGTCATAAGTCTGTTTATATGCCATTTTTGAAACTCTATAGGAATCTCCAAGGCTATCATTTCCCAATAGATAACCTCAGATGTCATAATCTCTTTATTAACTTTTTTGTTTTTATGTTTATCCTCTCTGAACCATGTTGCGGTCATTGGATCATTTATGTATTTCATAATTTTACTCATATCATCCTGACTTAAACAAAGATAAACATTCGGGTCTGGATTTTGAGGCGTTATTGTCATACATTCCAAATAGTATAACACTTTATCTGTAGTATCTAATGAATTCTCCACCAAAAAAGGCTTCTTGTATTTTGCTTCCCACTTAGAAATTGAAAGTAGAGAATGCTCCATAACAAGTTTCGTCTCTTTGACGTTGATGAACCGTTCAGTTTCCTCATTCCAGAGATCGTTAGCCGGAATATTTATTGTAAGGGGCATCCTCTAATCCTCCAATCCCACACAAGTCGTGTTATTTAGTTGTAGTTTCTTCTGCTTTATCGGTCTCGATGACCTTAAACCCAACGAGTTTATTGAGGGACTCGGGGTCAGCATTCTTTACAGATTCTGCTATCTCATGCGGGATAACAGCATTGATGAAGTCGCTCATGGCCTGTTCTCCGCCATTGATAAACTCCAACATTAATACTTCATAAGCCGGATGGCTCTTGAATTTTTCGCGAATAGCATCGTTCTTTACGAATTCTTCGCCGTCAGCACTCTTTTCACCGTAGCAGCTAAGAACCAGATCCTCAAAATATGAAAAGATCTCTTTGCTATCTCCGGACTCTACCATCTTCTTGATCTTATACTCGATACCGCCATTTTCCATCATCTGCATCCTGGCAATCTCGTATTTACTCAGATTGAAATAGAAATTCTTGGTTTTCTTGTTTCCATTGTAATCTTCATAAGTAATAGCTTTTGTTAACATGGTGACTCTTTCCTCCTTTGTTTGTTAAAAGGGAGAGCCCATAAGGACCCTCCCACTACCATTTTGATGTTTCTTACGATCAGCCGCCAACTGTATTCGCATTGAACAGTGCGATAACTTCATCCGGCAGCGGCAGACGTGCGCTGGTGCCTTCAGTCTTGGTGTAGTATGTCTTGCCAGACTGCGGAGTCTGATCCTCAGTTGCAACGTACTCGTCGCCTACCTTCTCGTAGT